CGGATAGGCTCTCCTGTCAATTCCGGATTATCATAATATTCAAGCCAGCGACCTTTTTGCCCGTATTCTTCCGGTGAATTTACCCTCCTATGCAAAGAGCCGATTTCACCGAGTTTTTCTCTAAGGGCATTATATTTCAGCCTGCGGGCTGCTTCTCTTCTAGCAAACTCATAAGCTTCTTCAGCTTCTAGTTCGGCAGGAGTTAATCTTGAGGCGTTTCTGTATCTTCTTTCCTCATCTGCTATCTGCTCTGGACTTTTTGGTTTTACAGGTTTTTCTCGTCCTGCATATTGAGCTGCCGCCGTACCAAGAGCTAGTAGATTACTAGGCTGCGTTAAATAATCTTTTGAATTATCGCCTAATTTTTCCATAAAGCTTCTATTGTCTACAGCAGGGGCTTGCATATATTGCGCTGGGGAAGCGCCACCTCCCATGCCATTTAAAGACATCATATTCGTTGCTGGGCTTGCGTACTGCCCCCCGCTACTGCCACCAAGACCAATAGATGGTAGAATTGCATTAGCGTTGCCGTAATTGCTTAAAGTTTGATTACCTGTTAAAGAACCAAGAGCAGAAGTTCCGCTTGGCAACATTGCGCCCATTCCTGCTCCTCGCAAGCCCGCTTGTAGATGATCCTTGCGACCTCGAGCAGCGGAACCTGCTGCTCCGCCCAGTGCGCCACCTATAACACCTCCAATACCAGGCAAAATCATATTGCCTAGAATCGCTCCTGTAGCTCCACCAAGACTACCTTTTAACCATTTAGCGGGATTGCTAAATAATCCAAATTGCGGTAAACCTGTTTTTTTATTTATTGTTCCACTACCACCAAGGCTTTTAAGGATATGAGCCTCTAGCGGGTTAATATGAGCAAGGATAGTATCTTCTCCGTTTCCTTGTTTGCGAATCATCTCAGCAAGTACTGGATAAGGGCTAGAATTTCCACGTTTTGGTTTTTTAGTTTTTTTGACCTCGCCCCCTTTTACTTTCCCTCCTTTTGCATAAGGTACAGGATTATCATCAAACATATTACTATTTGGTAAGCTTGCGTCCTGACTTTGTAGATATTGCATAGGACCGTTATTGCTAAAATTATTTAAATCTTGGTTATACAAATTACTATCATCGTTTGTTATGTATCCGCCTCCAGCGTAATTTTGATTATTCATCGGTATCATTCTTTTTTCTCTGTTATTACAGGTTGCGCATTCATTATATTATAGGCCATCTTTGCCCATGTCTCCCAGTTATATTGTAACACTTCTTTACTTTTTTTGTTATTTTCAGTGATTTGTTTTTTTTGATTATAAGGACTAGGCACTCCCGCTTTTTGAAAAGGTTCATAGCTAATCACGGCTTTAGCCCATTGGCCCCATTTATCCTCGTCCAAAAGAATCGGTAATCCTTGATCACTATAATCAGAGCAAACAGTTGCAGCCCAGTATTTGACAGAAATATACTTAGGATATACATTAATCATCGCCCGTCTCCAATATCAGCAACTACAAAGGTTTGGCTCATTTGATAACCAGATCCAAGGCCATTTGATTTAAAGGTAAAACTGACATTTCTTCCTTGGAACATAAATTCAACCCTTGCAGGTTTATCAGGAGCTGTACTAACTTGTAACGGCGCGCTACTAACAACTGGACTTAAAGGGTACTGCCTGCTGTTAAAAATGATGCTCATATTCGCTGTAGGCGTAAATACAAAATTAGGCTCGATACGCTTTATTTGCATCCATCTATCTATACCAGAGGGTTGTTTAAAATTATTAAATGAAGCGTAGGAAATAATCGGCGTAGTAAAATAAGACGGAATAGCTTTAATAGGCGGTTTTAACGGATTATCACTCGGATAATTATTATTAACCTGATCAGTGCCAACCTCATGTTGCCAAATGTAATTATTGGTATCACCCTCATATGGAACTAAATTTTTACCCACGGTAAACATGTTACCGGTGACATTATCAAAGTAACCGCAATCTCTGCTAATTGCAGTATCATACCAACTATTATCCATAATGTTATAGATAACAGCTCTTGTGCATCCAACATCGTCCTCATTGCCTTTTTCAGGATAAAACCACCATATCTCATCTTTGACAGTGTTTTTAACGCCAAAGACTAATTGACGTTTATTCATGTCGACGTTTTCAAAAAAAGTCTGACGATTTAAGTTGTTCTCCAGTGGTACTACAACGCCGTTGTAAGTAAAGAATCTCCCAGTCCCTGGCCAGTAAAATATTCCGTCATATTCAACGACGCAATTAGATGACAGAATAGAACTATCATTAGTAATAATTTCTTTTTTAAAACTAATATCATCGGCGTCATTAGGATTAACGTTGACAATATTGGTAAGTCTGACCACAGAGGATAATGTCCAAAAAAGAGCTGACGGACTAGCTGTGCCACCTCTTACCCCTGCCCCGTAAATTACTTTGTCTGTGGATATATTGATAGAATATTTTAATAGATCAAATTTAAACGGTTTATCAGCGGTAAGGTTAATTTTGCTTTTTGACCATCTAACAAGCCCATTATTTCCATAAATAAACAGATAAGGATTAACGAAAAGCACGCCTCCGGTAATTTCTGTTAAAAGTTTTGTATAATTTTGCGGAGTATCCGACATGCTTTCAACTTTTACCCAAGCATTGTCATGATAAGTAAATATACCGGGACATGGTATATTGGCAGTGATAGTTGCAATCATCCTTGGTACACAAAGAATAGATTTGCTAACTACTTGACCATTTTGAAACGTAATAGGTATTATTTGCCAATAAGCACCTATAGTAGGATTATTTGGTGGAGGCGGAGTCCAATTACCGGTAGCACCGTTAAAAAGAGCAAGTACAAAATATTGACCGCCTTGTGTGTAACGACTTGCAAATCCTATAAATATATTCGGCGCTTCAGGCGTTTCTTGATCAACATACATAGCATTAGGCACGGCTGATTGCAAAGATATAGTAGTAGGCAATGCGGTCATTCCGCCAATATTTTGAGGAAAACCTCTAAAAAACCTAGTCCATTGACCGTTAGTACAATACTCTCCTTGAAACGGACTACCATCTCGGAGAATGCCAGGTTTAAAAGTAATAGGAAAAACTTGATCTGCCATAATAATTTTTAATCTTTATCTCTTTTAACGCCTCGATCAGTATAACGATCCTTAGTTAGCTCATTGGCACTAGCTAAAGCTTGTTGATAGAGACCTTGATAGACTTGCATACGTGGGTCGTCTTTTAGGTAAATTAAAGCTTCTAAAAAACAAGAATAAAACAAAAGATCTGCATAATATTCAGTTAAAATGTTTTGCTGATTCTCACCTGTTATTAAATCAACTCTTCTCAAGTATGTCAGTTGATACTTAAAATCTTGCGGAGGCGTTGGGCTAATAAATATTGCCTCAAAGGGAGTGCCTGCTCCCCCTTCTTGTTGTTTCTGGCGATCAGCGTAAAACAAAGGTGGATTGCTATCATTACTATCATCGGCATTAGGCCAGTAATTTATACAAAATTCATAGCTCCTAGGAAACAAAACTATACTTTTGGTAAAGGGAGAGTCCGTCGTTCCATAAACTATAGAAATAGTCTCTACCCAGTTAGCGGGTTTTTCTATAATAGCTGAGCCTGATGTGAAGTTTTTAATTTCTTCAACTTTTTCATAGCCTAGTGTTTTTAGCTCTCGCCAAATACGTTCTTGTCCCATGCTAATAAAAAATGGGATAGCTGCGATAAAATCAACGCTATCAATCTTATTGGCGTAAGTTATTATTTGTTTGCTAAGAGTGTCGTAATTAGTAGCCATTGAAATTCACTGTTATAACTTAATATTCTATGATTATTACACCTATAGTTCCAAAGAAAGCAGTCTATATTCCAACTCCTGAGCATATAGGCATCCAATATCTGTTTGCTGTCCCTACTAGCCATACGTAACCATCAGTTGATAGTACACATTTACTTTGGTCTTGGGATTGTATACTATCTATATCATTTGGTCTTATCGTAGTAGTCCCTACACCTGCTTGTTTGATTATTATTAATCTATTAATGTTTGAGCTAATACCCAAACTTGGTAGATTTACCGTTGTTCCACCTGACGCGGCGTATATTACTACAAAAAAATCATTGTCTAATATATTATATGTGGATATAAACGATGCTGCCGAAAAAGGTAAGTATTTACTGACTATTTGCGATAAGTTTAATCCGCTATCTTTTATTAAAGTACCAGTTGTATTGTTGAAAGTTGGAATATTATTGATTACAGATGACGCAGGACCTACAACATTACCAGCACTAGGAGGGCTTTCACTAATTATTCCCCAGTTCTGACCGTTATTGAAAACTTCTACCCACCCATAGTCAGTATTTATAGTGTAATCATAATCCTTATCGATTCTAAACCCAGCAACTGTTGATATTTTAATATTTTTTGTTGAAGCTTGACCGGTTTTGTCTTTGATAATATAAACTATGCCAAGCGGTACGTTATTGGGTGAGAACAAATCTATAGTCGTAGTACCAGTTACTCCTGTAACATCTACATTTATAATACAATCATCTTTAGTTGGTTGATAATAATTGGTAGTAACGGATGTTACTTTTAAAGTTAAGTTATCAATATTCCCAGAAACCCACTGTCCATTTTGTCTAAATCTCGTTTGCTTTAATATAGTATCATATACTACCATCCCATCTTTTGGAGAGACAAGAGCATTAATTTGATCAGTGGTAAGCCTAGATAATAAAAAACCACCCGTTGTTGAATTGATCTCAAGCAGGGCTGATGGACTAGATGAACCTGCTCCTAGTTCTCCGTTAATGATGGTGCAGACTTGAGCATCTACTCCGACCCCTTGTGTTTGGAACGTTACCGGAGTAAGTCCATCAACAAGTATTACGCCAGTATCTGCGACATTATCATTGCTACCGAACTGGAGCGCTCCTAAATTACTCATCTTGTATAAAGGAGTAGCATTAATAGCTTTATCTTTGCTATTTACAACCTGTAAATCTTCTATTGTAACACCTCCAGCTTTGATCTTTTTAGAATCACCGTCATATATAGCAATACGCAAATCAGTGCCATTATTGGTTGATGTTACAACATTATTAGCTGCAACCCCTCCATCTTTTATAGCTTTCCCCGTTATGCCATCGAATGCAACAAGATTATTATTGATCGAATTAGCTGGACCTACAACGTCCCCGTTACCCTCTACAGCAGATTTCCAAGTATCTGTAGATCCTTGGTAGAACTCCATAACATTGCTATCGCTATTAAAAACTATAGTGCCGTCTTTAATAGGTTGATCGGGATCATTACTATTGACTAATTTATCTCTCTCCTGGGTTGTTACAATCGGAGGATTTAAACAACTATTTGCATCCCTGTAATTAATCTGTAACCCAGTAACTTGAGTAATGGGCAGGGTAGTTCCTTTATCTATTGGCATAATATTTCCTTAATTATATTTAATTTACCCACCCAAGAGTAATAACTCCTGCTGCCACTGCTGAAACTGCTAGCTTCTGTCCTACTACCGGAGCAGCAATAGCTGGC